TAGAAGCAGATATTAAGTGGGCAGCACCTACCGGGTTCGGTATCACTACTAATATCGGTGGTGGTCTAGGTTATCGTCTCAATGAAGAAGATCTTTACTACCAGGTAAATTCAGGTATTGATTATTCGGTAAATGAATTTGTAACTCTTAATGCAGTTAATTACCGCTTCCGTGATACTTTTGATAGCACATGGCAGTCTCATGAAATTGGAACTGGTGTGACTGTTAAGGTAGTTGATAGCGTTAGTGTAAGTGGTAAAATTGCACGTGCTTATGATGATGATCTTGAAGCTGCATCTGACTCAATTACAGTTGGTGTAGGGTTTGAATTTTAATTCAAAAAAAGTATGGAAAAAGTTCCTAGAACAGTAGTTTTTCATAAAACTTTCATACTAGGAATCTATATACAGGAGCGGAGAAATCCGCTCCTTTTTTTGTTAACCCAGGAGTTAGTATGTTTAAATTAGTTATTTCATTTTTAGGATCAATGCTTATTGCAACCACAGCCTTAGCAGGAGAAGCTACAGGGGCTGGATCATCATTTTTCTACCCTATAGCTTCAAAATGGGCAGATAATTATAATAAAGAAACAGGTAATAAGATAAACTATCAAAGCATAGGTAGTGGCGCAGGTATTAAGCAGATTAATTCTAAGACTGTTACGTTTGGTGCTACTGACGCTCCAGTTAAAGCCGAAGACTTAGCTAGTAAAGGTCAAGTACAGTTTCCAATAATAGTTGGAGGTATTGTAGCTGTTGTTAACCTTAAAGATGTTACAGATATTACACTTAGCGTAGACATATTAGCAAAGATTTACATGGATAAGATTAAGAATTGGAATGATAAAGAAATAGCAGATCTTAACCCAAATGTGAAACTACCTAATCTCCCAATTATTAAAGTGCGCCGTAGTGACGGATCAGGGACTACCTACAATTTTACAAAATACCTTGCAGATGCTAACGCTGACTGGAAAAAAGATTATGGTATAGGACAGGCAATTGAGTGGCCGGGTACTACTCTAGGATCAAAAGGTAACGAAGGTGTCGCTACTAATGTACAGCAAGCAAACGGTAGCATTGGATATGTAGAATACGCATATGCTAAACAAAATAAATTAACTGCAGCGAATATGCTAGGAGTTGATGGTAAAAAAATTATTCCAGGTATTAAAGCTTTTCAAACTAATTGGCCAATGGTAGCAACCACTTATGTAATAATGTATACAGAAAATCCAGACCCATCAGCTACAAAAATAGCTAAAGATTTCTTTATATACACCATGGCAAATGATTCTGAAGCTGAAGCATTAGATTATGTACCGTTAAATGCTGCTCAGAAAGCTGAAGTTACAAAGATTCTTTCAACTGTAAACTGATATTTTACAGTTGATTTATTCTCTCTTTTATGCTATTATAATAATGTAAATGGAGGATATATTATGAATCAACGTGCCGGTAAAACTCATGCAGCGTCGCCTCGCGATAATGACTATATTACGCTTCGTGCTTTAGTCAACTTTTGCGAATCTGCTCAGAAAGATTTAGCTAAAGAAGGCGATGAAGACGCTGCATTACGTTTTGAAATTCTTGCTGATTATCTTCGTAATGAATATAAAGGCGGGTTTAATTATAAACCTACTATGATCGGTCTATAATCAGTAAAAAATGACTAAGAGGGGGCTTTGGCCCCCTTTTTTTATTAGATAAATATTGTATTAGCTTAGGAGCAATACATGAAAACGTTTTTAGATTTTATAATTGAGCGCGCACCCGACAGTCAAGATAGTGCTAGAAAGCCTACTGTTATGGCTAATTTCGGTGTAAACGCAGAAAGACATATTAGACAATATGCTTCTCCAGATAAAATTAAATCTACCAACTATACACTAGATAGAAATGTTGGTAACCTATCAGCAGGTTCAAAGGTTAAAATACATGATATACAGAAGCATGAATCTGGTAAATATCATGCTACTGTTTCACATTCTGATAATCCAGAACAGAAACACGTAGTACCTCTCAGCCATATTCAAAAACCTGTACAAAGAGGCGATATACGTAAGAAAGAAAGTCATTTTGTCGATGATTTACATTCACAAATAACTAGCAGTAAGCAGCCAGTACATATGTATGATAGTAATGGTGTAAAACATCATATAGTAGGCGCACATCAAATACCTGGTAATCCTAAAGCTGATATTGCATTAGTAAACCACAAGGGTGAGCATGTTATTCATATCTCACATAAAGAGAGTGAAGAGAGCCATCAAGGGTATGGTGGTATGAATGCTAAAGCGAATGCCTCTCATCCTGTTATGAAAGAGTTTGCAGATAAGCTTAAGAAGAAAGTAGAAGATACTCATATGGGGTTAAAGGGTAAATCTAGAACAATGGCGCTAGATCATAACAACTCGCAACACTCAGATATGATTAAAAGCGCTTTGTTTGGTAAAAATCATGGTTCAAATAAATCAGGTGTAGAGAATGTAGATTTTATATCTCATGGTAAAATGAATCTTAAATTTAACAAGCATGGTGTTGCTTCTATTCATTCAGAAAAAGATGTATCGAGAAAAAATTATAGAGATCAAAAATACGAAATAACTGCTAAGCATGCAACAGATAGAACTATTCCAGGTACTAACATAGGCGGCATAGTTGGTATTACGCATGCAGGTCACCGTAAGGGTAGAGATGTCACTTCAGTGGAGGATAATAACTAATGAGAGGTTTTCTTAATTTTATTATTGAAGAAGCTGAAGTAGGTGCTAAACTTAAGCATCTCGATCATCCAGAAGATAATGCTGTTACTCAAGGTAAAGAAGGGTTTGAGCATGCTTTTAATGCGCTTAAACACGTGCATAAAGCATTAACTGGTAAGCAGCATGAAACTAAGATATCAACTAAGCTTGACGGTTCCCCATCAGTAGTTTTTGGGCATCATCCTGAGACTAAACAATTCTTTGTTGCATCTAAATCTGCATTTGGTAAGACTCCTAAGATTAATTATACGCATGAAGATGTTGATCGTAATCACGGGCATTCACCAGGTCTTGCTAAAAAATTGCATCAAGCATTAAATCATCTTCCAAAAGTTACTCCTCGTGCAGGAGTTTATCAGGGAGATTTTATGCACTCACATGATGAAGTAGAACATTCAGATCATAAGATTTCGTTTAAACCAAATACAATTACATATTCTTTAAACAAGAGATCACCTGAAGGACGCAAAGCTACAAACTCTAAAATGGGCATTGCTATTCATACTAAGTATAAAGGTGATACTTTTGATTCAATGCATGCTACACCAGATGTAGACCATGAGAACTTTAGAAAGCATCGTGACGTTCATAATATTTCTACTGAGGCTAAAATATGAGTAATTTAACAAAAGAACATAATGATGCATTTGAGCAGCATATGAATGCAGCTAAAACTCTACATGATTCGCAGCCTGACGATTTTCATAGTACTATTGGTAGGCATGCAGAACATGTTACAACATATGTAAACAGTACTATTAGAACTAATACAACACCTACAGTTGCTGGTTTGCATGGTCATATTGCTGCTAGACATCAAAAGTTAATTGATAGTGTATCTACTAAAGCTGCAAAAGATAAAAAAATAGAAACAATGAATAGCGATCTTTCGCATTTAGAAAATAATAAAAAACATTTTACTAATGCTCTAAAAATTCATCACCATATGCAAGAAGCTAAAAATATCTTAGTACATGGGTTAAATACTGCTTCAAAGAAATCTGGTGAGATGGAACACCATATTGACGGAAAAGAAACAAACCCAGAAGGTTTTGTTGCTCATTATCAGGGCAAACCTATTAAATTAGTCAATAGAGGTGAGTTCTCAAGAGCAAACTTCTTAGCTGCTAAAGCATGGAAGAAATAAAAAATGGCACAGTTTAGAACAGATTCCTCAAAGTTTTTACCTGATGGTAGAACAATATTTGAAGTAAATATGCTTAGTAGCAGATTAACTGCTTCAGGCACAGCGACTGATGCCTTTGGTCGTTTAAGGGTTTCAGAACCACTTACGTTGTTTGACTCTTTTCATCGCTATCAAGACAATGGTAAGTATGTAACAAGCACCAGTGGAACTGCAAACACAGAATATCAAGTCAACCAATCTGTTGTTGATATGAACGTTGGCACAACATCAGGTGATAAATGTTATCGTGAATCTGTAAGAGTATTTGCTTACCAGCCTGGTAAGTCATTGCTTATTATGAATACTGGCGTAATGAACGCTCAAAAAACAAACCTAAGACAGCGTATCGGTTATTTCAATACGCAAAATGGTGTATTCTTTGAAAATGATGGCACAGGTAATTATCTTGTTTTAAGAAGTTTTGTGACAGGCTCTGTTGTTGAAACTCGTGTAGCACAAGCAAATTGGAATATAGATAAGTTTGATGGAACAGGTCAATCTTCTCAAGCAGGTCATACTGATCGTGGTGCATTAAATATAACTAAAGCAAATATTTTTTGGATTGACATTGAATGGCTTGGAGTTGGTGACGTTCGTTGTGGATTTGTTGTTGATGGATTAATGGTGCCAGCACACATTTTCCATAATGATAATATCAATACAACCACCTATATGACAACTGCTATTCTTCCTGTTAGACTTGAAATTGAGAACACAGGCACAACAGCGTCTGCGTCTAAAATGAAACAGATTTGTTCTACTGTAGTATCTGAGGGTGGGTATACATTAGAAGGTAAAGCAAGAAGTGTTAGTATTCCTATTACAACACCTATTGATTTACCAACAGCAGGAACATTTACCCCTATCTTATCAATTAGATTAAAAGATTCTTTTAAAGACGCTTTAGCTGTATTGAAAGATATTGAGTTTTTCGGCGCTACAAATAACACAAGTTACCGCTATAAGATTATCATAGGTGGCGCACTAACAGGTGCATCATGGGTATCAGCAGCTGCTGATTCTCCTGTTGAATATGATACAACAGCATCTGCTGTTTCTGGTGGTCGAGATGCAACAGTTGGCTATGTTAACGTTTCTGCAGGTGCAGGTGGTGCAGCTATAAACTTATCAAGAGAACAACTATTTGCATATCAGCTCGAAAGAGATCCTTTTGCAGCGAGTAATAATGGTATCATCATTACACTTGCAGGAACAGGTGCAGCAAACGGAAACGATGCTGTTGGTGCAATGGTTTGGGAAGAAATTACATAATATTTTTTTATGAAAATAATATATTTGAATGAAAAAGTCAATATAGAAATTATTGATGATACTATAGGTATAATAGCTTCCGGTGGTGCAGATAGTTCTCTACTTCTTTATTTTTTAATGAAGTATACCAACCACACATTACACATTTTTACGTGCTCATCTACTTTTAAGGGTAGAGCTAATTCTATTATTATTTCTAAAGTAGTTGAAAAGTGTATTCAGTTAACTGGTAATATGAATATATTTCAACATAATTATTATGTTGATGAACAAACAAAAGATAATTTATGGGATTATCCTTATTCATTTATAAAAGAAAATAAAATTGCTGCTATCTATTCTGGGTCTACCGCTAACCCTCCTGATGAAATAGCTTATAGTTTTTTTGAAGCTAATACAGAAAATACTGAAAGAGATCCTAAAATATTAAGACCTTTCTGGAGCTATAATAATGAATTTTATAACCCGTTTACTAATATTAATAAAAAAGATATAGCAAATATTTACGAAGAGTACGGGTTAACAGACTCATTGTTTTCACTTACTAGATCTTGCGAAAAAAAAGAAGTGTTAGATTATTACGATCATTGCGGTATTTGCTGGTGGTGTGAAGAGCGTAAGTGGGGATTCGGTAAGTTATAAGTTTTTATAAATACTATAAATAGAGTTAGGCTAAGGCAATCCTCCGAGGGAAATATGGCAGATAATAATAAAGAGCAGCAAAATGCTCAATCTTCAAATAATGGTAAGTCATTAAAAAACACCGTTATTGATAGTGTAAA